CGGCGATATGGTTCTGTCAGAAACATGGCCCAGAGACGCGCTTGATTGACCATTACGAGGCGTCTGGCGTGGGGTTAGATCATTACGTGCGAGAGCTACAGAAGCGGCCGTATATCTACGACCAACACATCCTGCCACATGATGTCAGGGTCAGGGAGCTAGGGTCGGGCAAGTCGCGGCTAGAAACCCTGGAGTCACTCGGGCTGTCTAATATTACGATCGCGCCGCAGCTTAACGTGGACGACGGCATCCAGGCTGTCAGGTCATTGTTGGCTACGTGCTGGTTCGACGCAGAAAAGACCGAGCATGGAATTGAGGCTTTACGTGCGTATCATCGCGAGTATGATGACAACAACAGAGTCTGGAAAGGCAGGCCCAGCCATGACTGGTCAAGTCACTCAGCGGACGCGTTTAGGTATTTAGCCGTCGGCCACCGAGAGACCAGCAATTGGGGTGAGCCTATCCGTAGAAACCTACAAGGCATCGTGTGAGCAGGTAATGAGATGGGGTTGTTAGACGCTATTGCCGCCCTCGTTAGGGCTGGTTTTCCAGAAGAGACGGCACAGAAAATAGCTTCTGGCGACTTAGATATGAGGCTGCCCGCTCGCTTGGAGCGCCAGCAAGACTTATTTCCTACAACCGCGTACCACGGCGGTAGCGACGACATACTCAATATTGACGTAGACCGAGCTTCTACAGGGAAGACAAGACAAACCGGTTTTTTCATGTCAGAAAACCCAGTTATCGCGTCAAGCTATGCTGGCCTTCCGTCTGGCTCTAGTGACAACGTACTACCTCTCGCAGTTAATACCCGAGGCTTTGATTTTGTAGACGCAGGGTCAAGCGATTGGAACCGCATCATAAACCCCGACTTTTTTATAGGGGGCGAGCGACTTGCAACGGTAGGCGATTTACCAATGACGTACAGCACTCGCAGCCCAGACACACCTTTATTTGATCTAGATAACATTGTCGAGTTCGACACCGATGAGCTTGCGAGGACATCAAGGCAGCTAGGCTCCCCGGGGATTGTAATCAAGGATGTTGCGGATGTAGGCCCAAACTATCGGGCAATGCAGGCTGCGTTAAAGGCTCAAACGGGACTCAAGCTTGGCGATGAGGGATACCAGCAGGCTCTCGACACCCTGTACGGTAATACCATAGTAGCGTCAGACCCGAGCCGTGTTAGATCGCTGCTAAGTGCTGCTTTCGATCCCGACTACACTGGAACCAACATCCTTGGACTTCAAGGGTCCACACAAAAACCATCTTTGCTAACGGCTGCTGCGAACTCCGCGACAGGCGGTGCTTCACTTGCAGTTGACCAAATACCGAAAGGCAGCAATGAAGATCAACTGTATCAAGGTCTGACTGACAAGATGGTGGATTACTTAACTGCGGAAATGGGCGGATCAGAAAAAGACAAGCAACGAGCAGAGCTAATATCGTTAGGGATGGACTTCCTGCCTGTGGTGGGCGCAGCGAAAGGGGTGTCAGAAACTTTTGACGCTTACAAAAATGACGATACGTTAGGAATGGCGCTTGGGGCTGGCGGCACTTTGCTAGGCATGATTCCGTTTGGCAGGGCGGCGTTCAAAGGCGTATTGGGCATGGTAGAGGACGCGCCAACAGTCACCCGCGACACTCCACTGTTACAAAGAGTTGGTGACCCAGACTCAGTAAATCAAATGAAACTAGAAGTGGAGCCGGGCGCGGACTTGTTGCCAAGTCGACCTATAAGCGCAGCGGACTTAGAGGGGCGCGGTTTTGTGTCCGGTATGGCAGACACGAGTCGTGGGGATTTGTCCCGAGTTGTAGCGGTAAATGATCAACCGATCGACATGGTGAGGTTTGGCGGTCAGGATTACATGAGACAGCCAAGTAACGTAGAGCAGGGCATCTTGTGGGCATCTGACGCTGGGCAAGTCACGGGTCTTACAAACGCAGCGAGAGCGGCCGCAGAACTGCCAGGTGCGACCCGCGGGCCATTATATATCCCATATCAAATGGGACCGCAGAGCACGGACTTTGCGACAATGACGGCAGATATAATGGTGCCGATCGCTAAACAAAATTTGAGCAAAGCGAAGAAAAAAGCACTCGACAAAAGGATACGGTCGGGCGCAGGCAACAAAACGGCTGATATGAAACCGTTACCTGATTGGCCAGGCATCGACAGCCCCAAGGTTGATGAGTATCTGGCAAATGCCGGAGGCGACAGGAAAGCAGTAACGAAAGCAATTGATGAATTTAGAGACGACGCAGGCATTAATCTGTCGCAAGCGAGAGCGGTAATTGTAGATGCAGAGCAAATGGCACCGCGGGTTGGGAATCTACGTCAAGCGGGCATTTTGGACCTAGCAAGAGAGCCGCAGCCAGGACGACACCCCTCGTACAACACTGACCTCATGGGGCAGTATTTAGGTCAATTTGGCGAAGGGGCGAATTTGCTGGAGGACTTAACGCCACTAGTCAGGACCACGAGAGAGCCGTTTGTGCCTTTAATGTTAGAGCGAGGACATGAGTTGTCGGGCGCAAAGCTGCCGCCCCCTGTTGGTAAGGCGATGCAACCTGGACTTATAGGAATGTTTGATACAGAAACGATCGACCAATTAATTAAGAAGGGACTGATAACGCCGTAAGATATATTGCTTTTCATGATCTGCAAGACAGTCGGCGTCAAGCAGGGACTGTAAGGTGCCGTGATCCCAAGCGGTAGGGCATGACTCAACAGCGGAGATCCAGTCGAGAGCGTTTTGAGAAAGTGATGGCTGATGCATGAAGTAATTATACGGTCTGAGGTAGAATATGGCTACACCACGCAAAGGCAAGGCAAAGGTTAAAAAAACCGCCTCTGGCAAAAAAGTTAGTTACGGGCAAAAAGGCGCAAAGGTACGGCCGGGGACCAAGAAGGGCGACGCATACTGTGCTCGATCGGCAGGGCAGATGCGAAGCCACCCGAAGGCAGCGAAAGATCCGAACAGCCCGTTGCGATTATCCCGTAAACGCTGGAAGTGCTCAGGATCAAAGAGTAGGAAGAAGTGATGATCGGTGGAGGTCGTCTGGCTGACGTTAGTGCTGCAAGGTGGCACCGCGGTATTCCAAGGTTGGCGGGTTGTGCCAACGACCATATGCGTTTATAAGGAATATCACGATCCAGAGTCAGAACGTCGGTACGTGTTTTATATCAGCCCGATGGCAGATTGCCCGCCATTTGTGAGGCATAAACAGGAGTCGCAAAATGGCGATGGGAGTTAAGCACTACTTTAAGAACGGCAAAGAGCACAAGGGCGGTATGCATAAGATGCCAGACGGGTCTTTGCATTCCGGCAAGACGCACGGCAAGTCCAGTCAGCGCCTGTATCACTACGGCGAACTCAGTAAGAAGTCTCAGTCAACGGCCAGAAAGGGGTGGAAATAATGCCAGGTTATCACATGGGCAAGATGAAGAAGGGCAAGAGCAAGAAGAAGGCAGGAGCTAAGAAGAAAGGAGGGTATCGTCGTGGCAAGTAAGAAAAAAGGCTTGTACGCCAATATCCAAGCGAAGCGTAGGCGCATCAAGGCAGGCTCTGGCGAAAAAATGCGTAAGCCTGGGACCAAGGGAGCGCCAACAGCACAAGCGTTCAGAGATGCAGCGAAGACGGCCAAAAAGCCAAAACCCAAAAAGCGGGCGAAGAAAAAGTAAATGGCACTTAATAGCTACTCTGCGCTGAAGTCGTCGATCGCAGATTTTCTCAACAGAGACGACCTGACCGCGGTCATTCCTGACTTCATCACGCTGGCAGAGGCGTCGATCAATCGAGAGATCCGTCATTACGAGATGGAGAATCGGGCGACAGCGCAACTTGACAGTCAGTACCTCGCGCGACCAACGGATTGGGTAGAGACAATTCGTATGCACATTACTGGCGGCGGCACTACGAACTTGCAGTTAGCGTCTGGCGCAACAATGGCAGACAAGCGGGCAGGATCAGAGAACGCGGTAGGCACGCCTACGATGTACAGGCACTCAGAACGGGCGTTTGAAGTGTTCCCGACCCCTGACTCTACCTACAACGTAGAGATCCTGTACTACCAGAAGATCCCAGCATTATCAGACGCCAATACCAGTAACTGGCTGCTATCTGAAGCGCCAGACGTTTATCTATATGGCTCGTTAATGCATTCAGCGCCGTACCTGGCAGAAGACTCTAGGGCGGCCGTTTGGACGCAACTTTATGCGGCGGCGGTGGCCCGGGTGAACCAGGCAGGAGACTCGGCATCCATGTCAGGCAGCGGTCTAACTATGAAAGTGAGAGGACTAGGATGAGTTTTTCAGATTACTTAGAAGACAAGGTGCTGGAACACGTTTTCGGCGGAAACGCTTATACAGCGCCCACGACGCTCTATGTGGGGCTTTTTACGTCTGCTGGCAGTGACAGTGCGGCTGGTACGGAATTGTCTGGAAACGGCTACGCACGGCAGTCTGTGGCATTTACGGTGTCAGGCA